TCTATATTAGAGAAAGAACTGCATATAAATACTATAATAACATATAAATATAGAAATAATTGGAATGAAAAATAACGTAATCTAGAAAGAGAAAATCCGTTTCATAGGGGGCCCTTACTATAAATAGGACGCATATCAAAATTCTACAATTTTTAAAACCTCTTGCCTGTTATAGCATTATTTAATATAACTTTAACTATTGAAAGGAGATATAATGCCTAAGCGTGTGTACCATTTAACAATAGAATATGATACAGAGACTGACGAGATAGAGTATATTGTTGAAGGATTAGAAGAAACAGAAACAGATATACAACTTACTCAGATAGCTAAGTTAGATCTAGAGAAGTATTTTGACAAGAAAGATATAATAAAGATACTAGATAATTATGAAGTTGGTAAAGCTTAGATCTATATATAGACATCAATATAATATCTTTCTAAGCCTAAAAGGCTTAGAATATAGATATATATAATATCTATATATTATATCTTAATATTATATTATATATATTATATATACGTGCGTACGAGAAACAGTAAATTATGAAAGTTAGATATTCAGGTAAAGATAGCTTTAAATGTCAGATGTGTGATAAGTATGCTAGAGAGCATTATATAGCTGAACCTGAACTACCTAAACTAGTAGATTGGAAGTCGTTATCATTATGCAGTAAGTGCGCTAAAAGAGAGAATGGATCTAAAAATATAAAAAGATGGAAGAGGTTACATGACCTGGGAAGAAATGTATAATCAATCATTAGAGGTGATACAAGAGTTAAATGAAGAGATACAAATCTTAAGAACTATAGTGAGAGTCCAATTACCGATCATAGGGGAGGATAATGAGAACGTATAAAGTATCAAATCAATTCCATAAGGTCTTCGACGACAAGGAAGAGCTACCACCAGGGATAGGTGTGGTTCCTGATTGGCGGCAAGCCAAAATAGGTGACTGGGTAGAAGCGGACGATGGTTGTTACATCCAGATTCTCCGTAGAGGGGTTATGAAAGCGACGTGGGGAAAGAATCGGGAGCGTCACTATGTTGGCACTTGTACTGGTACATTTTTATGTACTGAGAAGAATAAGATGGATACTTCAAAAAGAGAAAACGTGTGGAGTCTCTCTGGTAAGAGGACTGAAAAACTACTGTTCGACAGAAAAACTCTAACTAAAAAGGAGGTAATCTTTGTTCAGTTTATCGCCAGAGGGATGTCCCTCCAACAATCATACTTAAATGCATTTGATACAGAAAATCCTAGGTATGCATTGGAGCAATCATCTAAATTAATGAAGACTGAAAGGATTAAGAAAGCAGTGAAGGAAGAGTTAAAGCCAATATTAAAAGAACTAAATATCAATGACAAATCTGTACTGAAAGGCATCAAAGAGGTTGCAGAGGGCGATGAGAAAGCTGAGACTAGACTGAAAGCTTTATTTAAGTTATCAGACATCTTAGATCTCGAAGATAAGACCCAAACCAAAGTTACCCAGCTTAGTGGGGCTGTCTTTCAAGGATTTGGTGATAATGTTCTAGAAGATATACAGAGACCGCAACAAATAGAAGACAAAAAATGAATTGCTTGTTAAGTAATATATAATTAATATATTATTAACGCTATGGCAAACATAAATTTTCACAATGTAAGTAAAGAAGAGGAAGCTCTTAAACTTGCATATACAGACCTAGTTGCATTTGGTAAATTATTTTTACCAGATGACTTTTGTAGATCTGAAACTCCTTTTTTTCATTATGAAGTGATGGATGCAATTAATGATCATGATGTAAGGCAGTTAGCTGTAGTGCTACCTAGAGGGCATGGAAAAACAGTATTAACTAAATGTGGTATAATGCATGATTTTTGCTTTACTAAAGAACCTTTGTTTTATGGATGGGTTGCAGCTAGTTCAAAAATTAGTGTACCTAACTTAGATTATATAAAATATCATTTGGAATATAATGATAAAGTGCGTTATTACTTTGGTGATTTAAAAGGTAAGAAGTGGACTGAAGATGATATTGAATTAAAGAATGGTTGTAAGCTTATTAGTAAATCAAACTTATCAGGAATTAGAGGTGGTGCTAAATTGCATAAAAGATATGACTTAATTGTACTTGATGATTTTGAAGATGAAAATAATACTATTACAGCTGAATCTCGTAGCAAAATAGCGAACCTTGTAACTGCAGTTGTATTCCCTGCATTAGAACCTAAAACTGGAAGATTACGTATAAATGGTACACCTGTGCATTATGATGCATTTATTACTAATATATTAAATGGATATGTAAAAGCCAAGGCTAAGAAAGAACATTATAGCTGGAAAGTAATAACATATAAAGCATTACAAGATGATGGTACTCCTTTATGGCCTGATTGGTTTGGGCATGAAGAGATGGAGAGGAAGAAAAAGTTTTATACAGATTCTGGACAACCTCAAAAATTTTATCAAGAGTATATGATGGAAGTACAGAATGAAGAAGATGCAATATTTACTAGAGAACATATTAATCACTGGAATGGTCAATTTGTTCATGATGAAGAATCTGGGATTAGTACAATAGTTACGGAGGAAGGTGATGTTAAACCAGTCAATGTTTTTGCGGGTGTCGACCCTGCTACGGACTCTATTCGTAGGGATGCTGATTATAGTGTTATTATTTTTATTGCATGCGATGTGGACAATAATATTTACGTTCTCGATTATATTAGGAAGCGTTCTTTACCTGTGCTCGGTATTCCAGGGTCTGATAAAAAAGGTATTGTCGATTATATATTCGATTACGGAAAAATATATAAACCCTTGATGTTTACGATTGAGGATACTAGTATGTCTAAACCAGTATTCCAATCAATTAAATCTGAAATGATAAGAAGAAATGATTTTACTATTAATTTTAAAGATGAAAAGCCTGGAACGAGGATGAGTAAAAGAGACAGGATTCAAGGAATATTAGCACAAAGATTTGCTGTAGGTCAAATGCATATAAAGAAAACACATTATGATCTACAAAGAGAAATTATAACATTTGGTCCTCGTATGGCTCATGATGATACTATAGATGCATTAGCATATGCATGTAAATTTGCATATCCTTGTGATATGAAAGAAGGTAAAAATGGTGAATGGATTAAAAAGAAGCCAACAGCTAAATCTTGGGTAACAGCGTGAGGGAAGAATTTATGGAATTTGTAAGATGGTTAAATTTAGGTATAGGGTTATTTAATCTATATTTATTTAATGCAGGAGGAGGATTATTCCTTTTAGGAATAGGAGCTTTAAATATCGCAGTTTGGGTATTTACAAGGAAGTCAAGATGAATAATTGGAACAATACTAAATACATTATTAGCATTAGCAGTATTTGGAGCTTATAGATATGGTGAATATATTACAGATGAGTGTCCACAGGCTAACTACGCCTGCCCAAAATATTGTGATGTGGATCACATTTGTCACCCAAGACCAGAATGTAAAGAAAGGAAGGTAAATATGCCAGCAGGAAAAGGAACATATGGTAAAAAAGTAGGTAGACCACCTAAAAAAGCTAAAAAGAAAAAATAGAGGAGTTAAAATGGCAAAAGCAAAGAGAGCCGACGAAGTTAGACAATTATATAAATTAGCGAATAACTGGACTAGAAAGCAGTGGGAGTTTATTAACCAGAAAGGTTTTGATTTTTCTCATGATGAACAGTTAACTCAAGATGAAAAGGATAGCTTAGAAGAACAGGGTATGCCTACTTTTACTATTAATCGTATTCTACCTGTTGTTGAGATGCTGAATTTTTATGCGACTGCAAATAATCCTCGGTGGCAAGCAGTTGGCATAGAAGGATCTGATTCAGATGTAGCTTCAGTGTTTGGAAATCTTGCAGATTATATATGGCATAATTCTGACGGCTCTACTTTGTACTCTAATGCTATTAATGATGCTATCTGCAAATCTGTTGGATATATGTTAGTCACTGTAGATCCTGATCAAGATAATGGAATGGGAGAAGTTGTAATACAGCAACCAGAACCATTTGATATTTATGTGGATCCAAAAGCTAGAGATATGTTACTTAGAGATGCTGCTTTTGTCCTTATTAGAAAAGTTCTTCCTAAAAATCATTTAATTAAATTATTTCCAGATCATAAAAGAAAAATAAATGCTGCTTCTTCAGATGAAGCCAGTCAATATAGTTGGACTACTAGAGCCACTGGAGATATTGATCAAGAGTTATTTGCATATAATGATGATAGAGATGAGCATCAAGCAATTAACCCTGATGGATCTCAAGATTCAATGATTGAATTTTTTGAAATATATGAAAAGTTAAAAGTACCTCATATGAATGTATTTTATAGAGTTCCACCTAGTCCAGAAGAGTTGCAAGTAATGCGTCAACAAGTTGCAGTTAAAATGAAAGAACTTCAAGCTGAAATGCAGGTTCAATTATTAGAGCAACAGCAAAAAATGGAACAAGCTGTTCAAGCGCAGGCAATGTTGCCAGAAAGATATGAACTTGAAATGAAGAAGGCTCAAGATCTAATGGCTGCTCAATTGCAAGCAGCTGAACAATCC